ACGTTCCAGTGGGGGAAGGGCGTCATCGACAACCTGATCGCGGCGGGCTATCCGGTGATCCCGGTCGTCTACCACGCGCCGGCGACGGACCCGCGGTATAAGAACCGCCGCGCGCACAACTGGATGCAGGGCGCCGAGTGGGTGAAGGCCGGCGGGGCGCTGCCGTTCATCCCGGAGATGATCCCGGAGCTGACCGAGATCACCTACACGTTCGTCGGCGGGCAGTTCACGCTCGAACCGAAGGAACAGCTCAAGGAACGGATCGGCGTGAGCCCGGACCTGGCCGACGCGCTCTTCCAGACGTTCGACATGCCGGAGCTGCCGAACCAGGTCGTCGAGAAGCTGCGCGGGCGCAGTCGCGTGCTGCACGATGGCGACCCGAACGCGCGTTACACCGACCAGGGCGTGAGCAGCACCGCCCACGATGGCGACCCGCTGGCCTGATCATGCCGGCAGCCTACCGCGTCCCGATGAGCGCGACCCGCGCGAAGATCCTGGACGGCAGCGGCGGCGGCATCACGGCCTACCTGCACAGCGTCGGGAGCGGGAATGTCTACCTGGGCGACGAGACAGTGACGGCCGCGACCGGGTTCGAGCTGCCGCCGAACACGATCATCGGGCCGGTCGTCGCGCACCCCGGCTACGATCTCTACGGAGTGCGGCAAAGCGGCACGAGCAGTGTGCACGTGCTTCAACAACGACGCTGGTGAAGGGAGCAGACCGATGCGGACCTATGACGAAGTCGCGGCGGAACTCGGGCGGGCGCTCACGCGGGAAGTCGATGCGCTGAAGGAACGGAACGACCTGAAGACACAGCTCGCCGACGTCGACGCGACTGTCGCGACGGCCAGCGAAGAGCGGCAGAAGCTCCAGGATGAGCTGCGGAGCATCATCGAGCGCAGCGCGAGCGGAGAATGATTCGCGAAGCGACGGCCGACGACTTCGACCGGCTCATGACGATGGCCTTCCGGTTCCTGTCGTCGACGACCTACGGCCGGCTGCTGCGCGGTGTCACCGAACAGTCGATGGCGACCTTCATCGCACTGGTGCAGGCCAGGGGCGTGATCCTGGTGTGTGAAGTGGGCGGCGGGGTCGTCGGGATGCTCGGCCTGGTCGACGTGGCGCATCCGATGAGCGGGGAGCGGGAAGCCTGCGAAGTCGCCTGGTGGATGGAGCCGGAGTTCAGGCGCGGCCGGCACGCCTACCAGCTATTGTGTGCGGCTGAGGATTGGGCTACCAGGCAAGGGCTCGGGTGCCTTAAGATGGTCGCGCCGGCAGGGTCACACATTGGCACGTTCTATGAGCGCGCGGGGTTCACGGCCGTCGAGACAACCTGGCAGAAGTTTCTCGGCCCGCAGCTCATCACGGGAACCGTGCAGTGAGCGCCATCTCGTGCCGGAAGTCGACAGCCCATTGCACGACAACATCATTCCCAAGGTGCGGATCTACGACGCCGCGAACGATGGAAGCTACTGGTTCCGGCGCGTCGGGTTCTTGAGCACCATCAGCGGGGAGAACTAGCGATGGCCGCATTAAGCTCACTCGCGCTGCTCGGGCTCGGGCTCGCCGGCGGCATGGCAGCCGGGCGACTCACGAACCGCGGCGCATCGCCGCAGCAGAGCGTGACGAATCAGCCGGCGACCGAACCGCAGATCGCGACGCCGCCAGTGCCGGCACCCGCGCAGCAGACGACATCGCAGAACACGGCGCTCGCGCGCCAGGCGGGACAGCGGCAGCGTCGACGCGCGGCGGCACCCGTCTCGGGCACGAACCCGGTGCGGGGCGCGAACCCGACGCCGACGCCCATCCTGCAACCGACAACGCTCCTGGGGTTCTAGTCATGCCGAAAGCACTCGAACGCAAGCTGAAGCGGACAGCCGCGAAGCGCGGCTACGGCAAAGAGCGCACCGGCGCCTACGTCTACGGCACGCTCTACAACCAGACGCACGGCGGCGGGAAGAAAAAGAAGAAGCGGTAGCCGATGGCAACGGTGCTTTACGACTTCCTGGAGACGGGGCCGCGCACGCGCCGGCAGCGATGCGAGCTGCTGCACGGGCAGCTCTGGTCCGATCGGCAGGGCGGCGGATGGGATAGTCACTGGCGCGAGCTGAGCGACTACTACTTCCCGCGGCGCTCGCGGTTCTACGTCAGCGACCGCAACCGCGGCGACAAGCGCAACCAGAACATCATCGACTCGACCGGGCGCTACGCGGCGCGCACGCTCGCGTCCGGGCTGCACGCCGGGCTCACGTCGCCGGCGCGGCCCTGGATGAAGCTGTCGACGCCGGACACGAGCTTGAATGCCTACCCGCCGGTGAAGCTGTGGCTCCAGGAAGTCACCGATCGGATGCTCACGGTGTTCGCGCTGACGAACCTCTACAACGCGCTGCCCACGGTCTACGGCGACCTGGGCGTGTTCGGCACCGCGGCGATGGCGTGCTTCAGCGACCCGGAGGATCTGTTCAGGGCCTACACGTTCCCGCTCGGCAGCTATGCGCTCGGGCTCGACCAGCGCGGGCTCGTGACGACGTTCGTGCGCGAGTATGAGTTGACGGTGCGGCAGGTCGTCGAGCAGTTCGGCGTGCGCACGGGCTACCGCGACATCGACTGGAGCGTGATGAGCCCGGACGTCAAGCGACAGTGGGACCAGGGCAACTACGAAGTCAGCGTGCCGATCGTGCATATCGTCTTCCCGAACGAAGGCGCCGACCCGCGCAAGCTGGCCGCGAAGTATCTGCCGTGGGCGAGCTTTCACTATGAGCGCGACTACGCGACGAACCCGAACCTGTTTCTGCGGGAGAGCGGCTTCAAGGTGTTCCCGATCATGGCGCCGCGATGGGAGACAACCGACAACGACGCCTACGGCACCGACTCGCCCGGCATGACGGCACTCGGCGATACCAAGCAGCTCCAGACGATGCAGCGCCGCAGCGGGCAGCTCTTGCAGAAGGCCGTCGACCCGCCGCTCAAGGGACCGTCCGCGCTGCGCACGCAGAAGACATCACTGCTCGCCGGCGACATCACCTACGTCGACGTGCGCGACGGACAGCAGGGGCTCGCGCCCATTCATGAAGTGCGGCTGGAGGGGTATCAGCATCTCGAACTCAAGATCGATCGCGTGCAGTATTCCGTGAAGCGCGCGTTCTTCGAGGATCTGTTCATGATGCTGGCGCAGTCTGACCCGGCCCGCGGGATGCAGCCCATCACGGCGCGCGAAGTGGAAGAGCGCCACGAAGAGAAGCTGCTGGCGCTCGGGCCGGTCCTGGAGCGCACGAACGACGAGTTGCTCGACCCGCTGGTCGACCGGGTGTTTCAACTTATGGAGGATGCCGGGCTCATCCCGGACCCGCCCGACGAACTCGACGGCGTGCAGCTCAAGGTCGAATACATCTCGGTGCTGGCGCAGGCGCAGAAGCTCATCGGCGTCGTGGGGCAGGATCGGTTCCTTCAGTCGACGGCACCGTTCCTGGAGAACCCGGACGTCGCCGCGAAAATCGACTTCATGCAGGTCGTCGACAACTACGGCGACATGCTCGGCGTCGACCCGCGCGTGATCCGGCCGACTGACGAAGCGAAGCAGATCGTCGCGCGCCAGGCGCAGGCGATGCAGGCACAGGCGGACGCGGAGCAGGCGAAGAACCTGGCGACGGCCGCGCACCAGGCCAGCGCGGCGCCGGTCGCCGTCGACAGCCCGCTCGATCGGATGCTGCGCAACGCCGGGGCGCCGGCATGACGAAGCGCGCGGTGAAGAGCGTGATCTTCCACGGGAAGCGCATCACGCAGGAGATGCCGACCGATCTGCACCCTGGCGTGCCGCTGTGGGGCGTCGGGCAGTCGAACGTGCGGTATTGGCTCGGCGAACTGCCGTGGGCGGAATGGTTCGATTCGCACAATGTCGAGCGCAACGACTTCTATCGGGGCATCAAAGAAGCCAGGCCGAACGCCTACAAGTGGTATCAGAAGCAGGACGGCACGCGCCCGATCTGGCTGCTGGAGGAAGACCCGACGATCCCCGGTGCGCGCGTGCTGCCGTGCCGCGAGCTGATGGAAGCCTTCGCGACCGAAGGCCGGCCCGAAGAGCGCATGGTGACGTGCGTGATCGACTGGATGTTCATGAAGGCCCTGCACACCGGGCACAAACGGATCTTCCTGAACGGGGTCGGGGCGAACCCGTCGCTCACGCATCTGTATAATCACCGCGGTGTGTTCTACTGGATGGGCGTCGCGCGGCACGCTTACGGGTGCGAAGTCATCGTCGACGAGCCGTCGATCTACCGCGACCCGGAGAAGGTCTACGGCCTGGAGGGCATCAACCTCTACGAGCTGCGGCGCATCATGAACGGCGACGCGATGCGAGAGCTGCTCGGCAAGATCGTGCTGCCCGACCATGCGTTCGACGAGGATGAACTCGACGCGCTGAAGGGCGGCACGGGCGACGGGCGTAAGCGGTTCGAGCTGCCGCCGCGCGACCTGGGCACGGCGCGGATGCGGGACGATGCGTCGCGCGGGCGCCCGCCGAAGAAGCCGGTATGAGCGCCAACGGACGGCAGCCATCGTCGCTCGTGCGGAACGCCGCAGACCCGAAGCAGGTCAAGTTCGCGGAGCAGTTCGAGAAGCGCCGCGACGAGCGGTTCCGGGTCGCGATCGCGTCCGTGATGGCGACGCAGGAAGGGCGGGCGGTGCTCGCCGGGC